TAGTATCTGCATTACTTGTAGACAGCGACACTGAGCACAGCATCAAAGCAGTAATTGCTCTAAGCCCCCCATGGGGCGGAAGCCACACTGCCAAGTGGCTGAGTCGTGCGTTTAGGTCTAACGCACTGTTTAAAAACACAACCCCAAACAGCACAGTCATAGAGCACATAAACAAAATACACACAGACGTTCCTGTGCATAACATAGTGACCACTGGGGGTGCAAACGTTCTTGCAGGGTTAGGTGACGAGTCAGACAACGACGGCATGATCACCGTGAGCAGCCAGATGATGTGTCCGGAAACATTCAAAAATAAAACAACTGAAAAATTTAGATTAAGCCACGGTGAAGTGTTATTATCGTACGACGTTGTTAAATATATTACACAACTACTTGGAGAACAATGTGTCTGAAACCCAAACACAACAAAGCACTCACTCGCATTTGGAATCTTTACGAAAGGACTTACTAAATTCTCATCAACAAAATCAACAATTGAGAAGTGAAATAGAACAGTTGAGAAAACTTGTTGCTGAAGAGCAAGAAGCAAAGTACAGAGCATATGTACGTATTGCAGATTTGACTAAATCTTAAAGATTGTTAAATATCCAATTGCTTATTTGAGCATCTTTATTTGACCAGCTGGTTGCTGGGCTTAACCAAGTGCTCATCCCTGCATCTGGCAAGGTAAACAATCTTGCTTCCGCAATACGTCGAAACAGCCAAACAGTATCAATTCCACCTGTATTTGACACTGACCACCGTTGCATTTCTATGGGCACATTTTTTAAATTACCTGATTGTACAGCATCCAAAACACCAGATCTAAGCCAGTTAGAATAACCCACGCCGTGCGCAAAACTAACCAGGGACATATAATGTTGTTTGGATAAACCAGGAGACCGCTTTATACTCTTTGTTACGTATTCTCTAGCACCATTCATGTCGGCATACAATAAATTTCTGCTGTCCTGCTCAGACAGACTTCTATCCAGTCGATACATGGTTACTGTTCTAGTGGGGTCGTTTACGTCGTTCAATTGCCAACCATTTGCTGTTTCTGTGGCTCCAGCTGCACGTAATTCGCTGTAACGCTTTTCTTTTATCAGTGTGGTTGCTTGATCAACACTGATCGATCTGCCGGCTGTGGTCTTGAATGCTAGACCAGCTTTAGGGCTGATAGTTACTGGCCCTGCATATCTCTCCCCAGATACATAATTACCTGGGTTTCCCTGCAGGATCACATTTCTGTCTAATTCTACAGGAGATATAAAATGATTTTTTCCTATAACATGTCCGACCAGTTTCTCTCGAGGTGCAACATCAGCTACGTCTCGAGTGTCAAATCCTCTGTTATTATAATCTCGCATCTTTTTCATTGCTTGAATGGGTGATCCCACTGCTGTCTTGCTTGCAGTGTTTGTTATTATGTCTGCTTGCATATTTGCAGTTTGTTCTGTGAGTGCTGTCATTTCAGCTGAGGCCATGTCGCCTAATTGTTCAGCTGATTCCAATCTAGTTGTGATAGGAGTTTGTCCAGGTACTTGAGAAACTGGAGCAAACTTGGCTACAGTGCCGCCAGGTAAAGACCCTGAGCTGATCAAGTCTCTGGTATCGCCACTAGGTAGTTGCCATTCTGTTGGCTCAACTAGCCCCACTGTTTGACCAGCTATACCAACGTCGGGTTGCTTAGGTGGTGTTAGGTCTCCGGCAATACTTTGTGGCTTTGGGCCTCCTGGTACAGTAGTAGGATCACTTGCATCCAATGCGTTTGTGTTGCCCTGTTTATTGTTTTCAACTATATGGCCATACCACGGCTCTCTGGTGGTAAGTTCAGTGCATATTGTTATTAGATCAACATTATCTCCTTCTCGCTTGCCGTCCCCAGGGAAAGGATTTTGATCTGGGCTAGTGTCTTGTTCGTTGTAATCAAACACAGGTGCAGCATTGGGCGGTTCCTGAAACCCAAATGTTTCCAATGGTTGTACTGTACCTGATGCAGTCGCTTCCCCGGCTGATCCGCCGTCGTTTAGATGCACTGTGGAGCCCAGCACATTGTTCCTGCCCGATGCCTGAGAGTTTATTGTTTCCCCCGATCTGAAATTCATAGAAGAACTTGCTGTTATAAATGTGCTTTCGCTGGACTTCAAATTCATGGTTTTCATTGTGGTCTGTCTTATTGGTCCGGATGCTAGCACATCATACACACCATCGTCTGTTACATCAACGTGGTATCCGCCTGAGCGTGTCCTATTATTAATTATGCCGCTGGACTGAATGTTAATTTGGCCGTTTGTGTTGCCAGCTGGGTCGGGGTCTCCTGCATTAATATTAACTGCAAACTGTGCATCCATATTAATATTACTGTCTGATCGAAGATTTATATCTCCTCGAGCTCGCAGAGTGTAAGACCGATCTGAGTATAAGTTAATATCACCATCTGCGTTGATTTCTGCCCATGCTGTGCCTCTATGGTTTATCACATATAACAGCTCGTTGGTATCATCCATCAGTATCTGCGCACCGCCGCCGGTTCGCAGTCTTATGTGGCGTTGATCCAAGTTGTCGTCCATTACAAAACTGTGTCCGCCCATACGGTTAGTGCCGTCAACTTTTGAATCTCCAGGTGAAAGTTTATCTGGGCCAGGTGTGAGTATACCAAATACTTCACTGGGTGATTCTCTTCTGGCACTGGATGTGGTAGTTCCGCGGACAGGGTCTAATAACAACCCTTGATTCAATATCGGCAAAGTGGTGTTAGGATGTAATGGGCGTGTGGATTGGTAACCATGATTAGGATTATTCACACGCTTGTTTATTTCCGCAGCTGGTGCCGGTATACTAGCGCCGGGTACAGATGTTGACGGATTTCCTGGCACCATAAATTGTAATTGATCTGGGAACAAACAGGATACTATAATAGGGAACTTCTTTTTGCCGTCTGCAAATGCCACTAACACAAAGTTGCCTGGGTCTGGTGGCACCATCCACATGCCATAACTTTTCTGTGTATGACTAAATTGAGAAGTGTTTTCTCCCAGCTTTGCGCTTGGTGTGCTTCCTGCAAAGGGGCTAGTCCAATAGGCATAATAATAACCCGAAGGATCGTCTCTGTCTTTGCCCAGTATGGGAATATACACAGGTATTCTACCTGTGTGAGTATCGTCTTTAGGCCGTACTATAACCTCGCCAATATAGATTCCAAAATCTAAATCAGCAGATGCCCGAAGTTTATCTCTGGTGTTTGTTTTTGAAAGCCTTGAGTTATCTGGTGTATAAGCCATTATGTGTCATTCTCTGTTGGTGGAGTGTATTTGGACAGACTCAGTGATGTTAATTTAGGAGACTTATCCATTTCCACACTGAACATCCCCCCTGAAAAAGATGTTGTATACGATACAATAGAGTATATGCCACTTATAAAATAACTAGTGCCCACCTTGGCCATGTAGCCAGTGTTAAAGTCCTCGTCATCTACATCAGGATCTCTCACTCTGGGTGTCTGCATTGTGAACAAATAATAGTTATCAGATTTTTCTCTAACTATGTACTCACTAGTGGAATCGTCTTCCATTTCAACAGCACTGGCTTGATTATTATCTTTTTCACCTTGTACATGCCGTTTTCCCAGATACCAGGGATCTCCTCTGATTTGTAAATTGAGATCTATCAATATGTCTGCATGATTTGCATTGTTATACATGTATCCAAACAGTGTTGCTTTGTAGGTGCCATCTTCTGTGCTGGCGCCCTGGTTGACCACGTGCGTTCCGTATTCTACTGTGGGCTTTGGGTTGGTATCCTTAGTTTCTTTAGCCGCTGTTGCCAGTGACTTCCATGCCTCTCGAGTGGAGGCGCTGCTGGCAACTTCTCCTATAACTGTCTCAGAGCCTCCAAAATCGTCTAACAAGTCTACTGCATAAGTATACCCGCTTGCTTCGGGTTTATAAGGAATTGCATTAGAAGGGCCTGAATTGTTTGGGCCGCCTGTGGGCGTTTGCTGAGACTGGTGATACCCTAGTAAATTTTGACCTCTGTTGTTGTTAAACACTATGCTCTGCGCTAGATTGTTTCTTCTGCTCTCATCTGCCACGACGCTGTCTATCCAAGACTGGTCTTTGCCCAAACGCTGAGCTAATGGAGCTAGACCAGCGCCGCCATCTTTTTCTATTTTTGCTGATATTGCTCTAACGTCTTTGTCACTGACTGCTGCTGCAATAGATGCTTGGTCTGTTTTACCAGTTAGGTCCTTGCTTGCTTTGATATCAGGTGTTATTGGATTTGCGTTTGTGCTTATGCTGCCCATACTTCCGCCAGCTGGCGCCATTAACAACTGAGCATTCTTATATTTGATATCTGCTTTTAGTATTTGATCGTTTAATCCTGTAAACAGATAATGATATGCTTTTTTTATTTCCAGTTCTTTTATTCGTTTTTGCACTTGACTTTCGTTGAGGTCAAACTCTGCTTGGCTTACCATTTTATTTTCATCAGCAGTGTTGTATATCACTGGTTTCCAAGTGATTATTTTTGCATACTTGTTTCTTCTAGCATCATAGTCTTGGTATTCAATCGATGACTCTAATGTGTACCACTTTGTAAAAGTCTTATCTAAATTAAGTCCGTTCTCATCTATGTGGGGGTCTTCGAAAACCTTTTTTCTAGATGCTTGGTCTAGGAAACTGTTGCTCATTGCAAAAACAGTAGTGAATATCTGTTGCAGTGTGCTTTTTTCGGTGAAGTTTATTGTGGTCGTGCCTGACCAGGATTTGTCAGCAGTTATGCCGCCGTCTAAACTGGTAGGATCGTCCTCCAGCATCTTTTCGAACTCTTCTCTAGTGGTTACACCCATTTGTTCTGCGTTGATCAATCTGTTTATCTGTTCTGCATTTTCCTGCGCTTGATAAGACAAGGACATGTCACCTAGTTTATCCTCTACATCAGACATATCAAATTTAATCACATCGTGTATTTCTTCTTCTAGTAGATTATCTTCTCTGTACTGTGCCAACTTTTCTTCCAATTCACTGATATACTCTGTTATGGTTTTTCCTCTCAGAGACATGTCTTTGGGTATTTTGAAATACTCGTTAGTGTGTGCCAAAGTTGATCCCACAGTACAAGCCACATCATACGTGCTACCCACTTCATCGATTGAGATTTCAATGGTGTTGAGGTGCAATTCATATATGTAGGGGCCTGCGACTCTAGTCGGCACACCTTGTGCATCTGCATCATCTATGCTGGTTTCGTATCCCTGAAAAACAATTTCTAGAAATAACGGCACAGTAGCATACAGATTGTGTCCGGTGGTGATTCTGGCTGCCATAATCTGATCAATCAAGTCTGCTGCGCCCGGCTGAATTAATTGGAAATCCGCTTTCACACTGGTGCCCAAACCACTTTGATTCATCACAAAATTCAAGGATAAATTGTCTATTTGCACACCAGTGACACTGGTTTGTGCTATAATCACTGTTTCTTCGGGCGGAGCTACTTTTTCACCGTTTTTCCAATACTGAAACGGTATCATATACAAACGCATGTTGTAACTGACATTGTCGTAGTCGTCCAAAATGTTGGGAGCAACATTGGCTCCCAAGATCGGATCAAAATATGTCATATCATTCGGTGCTGTCATGTGTTACCTGAGTACGTTGTTGATGGTCTGCTGTGTTGGTAAAAAAATCTGTTTTCCTGATGTAAAATCTTCCAAAGGATCGACCAGTAAATCTGGGTTCCTCAAAGCAAATACCCACCATAGTTGCACTGTGCCGTACAGTTTTGCTGCTAACAAGTCTGGCCTCTTTTCGTAAGTGGATTCAATCTCATAGATAGTATCTCCCCTACTTTTGGGTAGTTTTGGTAGGTTGTTTATGTCTAAATAAAGTCCACGCAGTGGTGCATTCTTTAGAAAACTTTGGTCAGAGTGAATAGACGCCACGATTAAATAAATCCTTTGTTGTAGTCTTTGCCGCTGGTAAATGCATCCAGGTCAAATCGTTTTCTTAACTTCTTATATGTGTATTGTGGGGCCATATCAATCATGATGTCTGTTTCTGTTGGCATATATGTGATTGTTTTCTTAGCGCCTGTGCCAACTTCTACTGGTACATAGTCCACGCTGTCAGGCAAGTTAAAACTGTAACTTCTTATCACAACTGGCACTTTGTTAAAACCAAATTGTCCCAAATATTCAAACAGCATCACCGGCGGCGGCGTTCCGTAGTAGCCAGATGCCACAGCACTATCGCCATAATATGCTTTCGTCACGCTGCGTAAAAAATGAAAAACTGCTAACAGATATTGCGCTTCTTCCTGCGTGTTTGCAGTCCATTTGCCTTGTACTGGGATCACTGCAGGTTTAGAATTCAGATAGGTATAAAATGGATAATTTGAACCATGCTGAGATGCTTCGTTGTAATCTACTGTGCTTTGTAGATACAGGTTGGGTGTGTAGGGAAATACAATACCGCCTCGGTCCTTGAGTGGTTGAAGTATGCTGCCATTGCCTGATGTGAGGCCGTATGCAAAGTCTTCTCCTCCCTTTTTGGGACGAATACGTGCTCGCCAGTCCACTTTTGGAGCTGGCTGTCTATCAGCTTGTAAGTCTATAAATCCTGACGCAGGTGTACTCATAATTATTCTCCTAAAAGTATTTATCTTAATAAATAAAAACATACTTTAATTATCATGTAAACCAAAAACAATTGACTATACTGTTGCTTTTGTGTATACTACTGTACAATATAAACGAACCATAGTTTTGAGGAAAACAAATGACACAGCCCCGAAAGGTTAATTACCTTAATAACAAAGATATCTTAAAAGAAATACACAAAAGCAAACTCACGTACTGCTATGTACAAGATGATCGGTTTGCTAATCAGGACATCATCGTCAACAGTTTAGAGGAAATTAATTCAGCTGTTATTGCTACTGCAAAGCAAAATAGAGCAAGCAAATTAGGTGCTGAACGCTATCAACAGGCAATTGCTGCAGGCGGATGGGAAAAAAATAAAAAACCCAAACAAAAAGAATTCGCCGTTGATCCAGACGAGTTTGCCACTAGTGAACTGGTGTTTAGAGTTATGACGTTTGATCACATACCGGATGCTCCTGGACGCAAGAAAACCACAAAAACAGTTGCTGACACAAAAGAAAAGGTAAATTTCCCCCCGTTCAAACATTATGTTCTAGACAGTGCCGGTATTAATCCCAAGGAAGTTGCTAGATCACATTGGCAAGGCAGCATCAGCAATGGCGAGTTTTGTGTTACTCACGGAAAGATCACAAACGAGTTGGGCAGAATGTTCATGAAGTTGGTCGAACGCTATAGTCAGCGGGGCAACTGGCGTGGGTACACATATGTGGATGAGATGCGTGGACAAGCTCTTGTGCAATTATCCCAAATCGGATTGCAGTTCAACGAAGCAAAATCAGACAATCCGTTTGCTTACTACACTGCCACAGTGAACAACAGTTTTACCAGAGTTTTGAATTTGGAAAAGCGAAATCAAACTATCAGAGATGATATCCTAATCGAACAAGGACATTTACCTAGCTATAGTAGGCAGTTAGCTCACGAAGAATCGGTTCGAGACTTACGGGCTGCTGCAGAAAACTCGCTAGAATCAACATCAGAGGAGTAAGCTAGTATATGGCTAATCTTTTTGAGAATGCCGCTTGCTTTACTGACATACACTACGGGTTAAAACAGAACAGCAAGCAACACTTAATTGACTGTGAAAACTATATCACATGGTTTATCAACGAGGCTAAAGCAAGAAACTGTGAAACTTGCTTCTTTTTAGGCGATTGGCATCATCACAGAGCAAGCATCAATATTGCTACTATGAATGCAACCATTCGTGATTTAAAAAGGCTGAATGATGCATTCGACACAGTGTATTTTATCACTGGTAATCATGATCTGTATTACAGAGAAAAGCGTGACTTGAACAGTATCGAGTTTGCTAGAGACCTCAGTAACTTTGTCATGGTAGACGAGTGGTTTATTAAGGATGGCGTTGCTATCATACCTTGGCTTGTGGGCGATGAACATAAGAAGCTCAACAAGCTGGACTGCAAATACATGTTCGGTCACTTCGAGTTGCCTTACTTCAAAATGAATGCCATGGTAGAAATGCCAGATCATGGTGGTGTAAAAGCATCAGATCTAACCAACCCAGACTATGTATTCAGTGGCCATTTCCATAAACGCCAGTACAAAGGAAATATTCATTACATAGGTAATGCGTTCCCACACAACTATGCTGATGTTGCAGATAATGAGCGTGGCGCAATGTTTTTGTCTTGGGGGGAGGAACCAATTTATGTAAACTGGGATGAATGTCCGAAGTATGTTTTGATCGGTTTAAGAGAATTATTGGAAGACCCTGGTAAGCACTTGCAGTCACAAACACATGCAAGAGTTAAGATTGATGTTAACATCAGTTATGAAGAAGCAAATTTTATACGAGAAACTTTTTACGAAAACTACAAAGTTCGCGAGTTGCAGCTATTGCCAGTTAAGGAAGAAGAAGAGGCATTTTTAGGCACAGAGATAAAGTTTGAAAGTGTTGATCAGATTGTGATCAGCCAACTAGAAACCATCGAAAGCAACACCATAGACACTAACGTTTTAATCGAATTGTATAGAGATATAGAAGTATAGCATGCTTAAAATTAAAAATGTAACTGCAAAAAATTTCATGAGTGTGGGCAATAATACGCAAGCAGTGACCTTTGATTCAAATCAGCTCACATTAGTTTTAGGTAATAACCTAGACCTTGGGGGCGATGGTAGTAGGAACGGGACAGGCAAGACCACAATCATCAATGCTCTCAGTTATGCGCTGTATGGCGAGGCGTTGACCAACATTCGCAGAGATAATCTAATTAACAAAACAAACGGCAAGAATATGATGACCACTGTTGATTTTGAAATCAACGGCGCAGAATATCGTATTGAGCGTGGCCGCAAACCTAATGTGCTGAAGTTTTTTGTTAACGGACAAGAAAGTAAGGACGACGAGCAACAGGGCGATAGCAGAGAAACACAAAAAGACATAGAACGTGTTATTGGCTTCCCTCATAACATGTTTAAACACTTGATTGCTCTAAACACATACACAGAACCATTTTTATCATTAAAGACCAATGATCAAAAGGAAATGATCGAGCAACTGCTGGGCATTACTGAAATAAGTATGAAAGCAGAAGTATTAAAAGAGCGTCTCAAGCAGACCAAAGACACTATGAAAGAAGAAGAGATGCGCATCAAAGCCGTGTCCGATTCTAATCTGCGTATAGAAAAAAATATCAAAGAAATACAATCTAGAAGTTCTGCCTGGTCGGCTAATCACGAATCAAAAATAAAACAAATGTCTAGTGCATTGTCAACTCTTGCAGAATTAGACGTTGATTTAGAGATCGAAGCACACAAATGTGTTGCAGAAGCAACACTGATTAAAACAAATATTGCAACATTGAACAAAGAAATATCAGGACTAGTGACAAGCACAGATAGAAGCAGCAAGCGCATCACAGACTTCGAAAGCAATATTACTGATGCAGAAGCAGGTGTATGCCCTGCGTGTGGACAAGGCACAGAGCACCTCAGCACACATGCAGAATATACAGCAGAGTTACGAGAAAAGCTGGTTGCTGAAGTTTCTTATCACGATGAACAAACAGAAAAATTAACAGCATTACAACAAGAAGTTTCTGTGTTGCAAGTACCTGAATGCAGTATACCATTTTATAAAACTGTTCAAGAAGCGTATGAACACAAACATAACTTAGAAACACTAACAGAGCAGTTAGAAGAAAAGAAGAAAGAGCACAATCCGTATATCGAACAGATAGAAGTTCTCCGAGATACTGGATTAGAAGACATAGATTACGATTATATGAATCAGCTTAATTCTTTAAAGGACCATCAAGAATTTTTATACAAACTGCTCACCAGCAAAGATAGTTTTATTCGCAAAAAAATCATTGATCAAAATTTACAGTATCTCAACTACAGATTGAGTCATTATCTAGACAAACTAGGGTTGCCGCACGAAGTAAAGTTTAACAGTGATCTGTCTGTTGATATAACAGAATACGGCAGAGATTTGGATTTTGACAATCTCAGTAGAGGAGAGCGTAATAGACTTATACTTGGCATGAGCTGGGCATTCAGAGACATATATGAAAGTCTTAATCAGCCAATGAATTTGATGTGTATCGACGAACTAGTTGACAGCGGAATGGACACAACCGGTGTTGAAAACGCACTGGCGGTTCTCAAGAAGATGGGCAGAGAGTCTAATAAAAATGTATTTTTGATATCGCACAAAGAAGAACTACAGGGCCGTGTTAACAATGTGTTGTATGTGATCAAGGAAGGTGGATTCACAAGTTATAGCAACGACATAGAAATTTTAGAATCGTGATTTTAGACATACGCTTAGGAAAAGATGCAGAAATGGTGTTGTCATATAAACTGTATGACAACAATGTGAGCAAACTATTTTATGAGCGTATGCGTGATCAGCAAAATAACATTGTCAGCCGCACACAATTCTATAATTTTGGAGAAACTCGAGAACAAGTTGAAAAACTGCTTTCCAATATCAGTGGTAAACTACAAGAGAAAGGACTAATTCCCGACACAAGTCTGGAAAATTTAAACATACTGCATGAAAATTTCCCTAGACTGCATGCAGAACACTCAGGCGAAATACGAGAGCTTCTTAGGACGTTTAATTACTACATACATCATTTAGAAGATATCACTAGAGGTTATAACAGCAAGCGTTTTTTGTTTACATGCGAAGGGGACAATGGTGTAGATTTGCCTGACGAAGCATACAGCATGTTCACTCCTGTCAAACAGTATGGTACATTGTACATGAACTATCCCCATGTGGGCAAACATTTTTTAGAACTGTTCGGTGACAATGACATAAACATTCCACCAGATCAAATACAGCTCACAAACAAAATGTGTAACACTGTATATTGCTGGCTAGACGATGATAAGTTTTCAAATCAACACGAACTGGAAAATTTAATGCTTAGTATGTTTATGTTTTACAGAGAAATATCACATAAACTGCCTTACCAATGGAAAGACCCTAGGTTAGCAATTGGGTATTTGCCGCTGGGAGAGCTGATTGACAAAGACACCGACATAAGCCGCATCAAAGATCATAAGTATGTGCACAGTTGGGAGTGCCGATGAGTTACTGGATATATGATGGCAAGCAGATCGACGAATTGCCAGAATGGTGCGAAGCGTTCGTATATCTAATCACGAACAAGAAAAATGGTAAAAAATATGTGGGTAAAAAGTTAACAAAGTTTAAGACCACAAAGCCGCCGCTCAAAGGCAAGAAAAACAAGCGTCGGGGCACAAAAGAAAGTGACTGGCGAGAGTACTGGGGCAGTTCTGATAACCTCAAAGAAGACGTAGAAAAATACGGAGAGGATAACTTTTACAGAGAAATACTGCATCTTTGTCCCAGTAGAGGAGTGGCTAGTTACCTAGAAGCAAAAGAGCAATTTGATCGGAAAGTTCTATTGACAGACACATATTATAATGGTATAATTAACGTCAGAGTCGGCGGTTCAAAAATTTTAAAAGAAGCATTATCAAACACATAACTAAAAGCACAGGCACACACAGACACCAAGTCTTTCACAACACAGGCACACACAGGTCCATACACCACCCCACCGAGGACTAAATCGGCTTCCTTGAGGCGCCCTTAACTGCGGCATCAGATCTGGAATGTATGGCGGCAAATGAGATACAGAACACGACAACAGTATTAGATGATACAGGCTCTGAGAAAAAGCAACCTGTGAAACTGTGTAACTAAACTCCACAAAGTTATATGGTTTTCCGTGAATGCGCAAGCAGTGACGGTAGCGTAGGGGAGACAAGGTTCACCACTTCCCGTTGTAACGCCCGAGTTGGAGATGGCGAAGCTCATCATGATGACACATGATAGAACCCTTCCATATTTTTTCACCCGTGTATGCGGGTGAATTATGGCTCCACTTTCATGATAACTTCTTTAGTTCTTCGAACTAAAAAAACTATCTTACAAATGAATGCTTGAGTGATAACGAAAGCATGAATGCAGTAAGGTAAGACACGAAGTGTCTAGAAAACTGCACAAATAAACAGCATAATTCCCAACTTTTTCAGTTATTCCAACAATATCAACAGCTTACAGTTCCACGAATATATTGACATTTGCCAGTTTTTCTGGTATAATGTATACATTGTTAACTAATAGGAGTAAGCAGTGAAATACAAATCGTATGTGCGCATTGAACATTATGGTAGATTGTTAGTGCCCACACAACTGTTGGAAAAAATTGCAGACGAATGCTATGTTTGCGACACGGAGTATAGTGATGGTCGTACTAGGCTATCAAATATTGAGCCGATTCGCAAAGTTGAGCTGGTATCCATGGACGAAGTGGAAAATCTTTTAATGATTGACAAGCTGACTAGTGAGGGCACGTCATGATAGAGATACTGCAAGAAGTCACAGCGTGGGACAAAGCACACAGTGACATAAAAAACGGCATATACCACGTCAACGGGCAAGGGCAACTGGTTGGTTACGAACCTCCCGGTGGAGTGTACAAAGAATTTTCCACGCCTATGAAACAATTTTCTAAGAGCAGGAGGAAATTCAAGAAGATCGGACAACGAGAAGCTGAACTTCCAGCTGGTGCTGTCCAGGTGGTTGGTAGCAACGGTAAAATTTACACTATTCTAGATGGACAATGCACTTGTCCTGGTTTTAAATTCAGAGGGAATTGCAAACATGTTAATGAACAATAAGAACGTTATTGCTGGATCAGTAATTTGGGTCACTACGCTTACTGGATGTGGCGGAGGCGGAGGCTCCAGCAGTGCAGTAGAAACTGTGGTTGTTCCAGCTCCAAGTACTGGCAACACAAGTCAGCCAAATAACACACCTGCTGATAACAGAATTCCGTTTGAAGCATTTTCAATTGAGCACTTTCCCAACACAGAAGGGTACAGTGAAACAATCACGCAAAGCTATTCTGTAACAGAACACACAGTATCTGGGTTGCCTGCAAACACAAACAGCCACAGTGTTGCAGATTATGGTTTTTTTCAATCTGTTGTGACAGGAACACAACCAGGCTTTGACTACGCCGAAGAATCGCAAAATGCTGGTATTTTCTGGAAAGGCAGCACAGTGCATGCAGCGGAAATCAACGGCGACGGTTTTGAAGACTTCTTTGTGAGCATCAACACAGGACATGATAAAAACAGCTTCAAGCCTGGGGATTTGGTGTTTGCTTTTATCAATGACGGTTACGGTCACTTTGAACTGCGCAAGGACTTATTTCCAGAGGGCATACCATGTATGCGTGGCTCTGCAGAAACGTGCAACGAAAGTGAGCACTTAAAAAGCGTAGTGGTCGCTGATTTCAACGGCGATGGTTTAGATGACTTTTATCAAGGCACCACACTGCTGCTCAGTGACAACGGATATTACTACGACAAGCGTGATACTAACTTGCCACTAGAATACTTTGAAAGTTTCGAGCCAAGCGAAAATGGCCGCATGGGTTTCACACACGATGCTAATGCGTCAGATATTGACGGCGACGGTGATATTGATATCTTTCTTCCCATTGCCAGTCCTATGTCTGATGGAACATTGCCTAAATGGGCATCGCTGATCAACGACGGCACAGGTAATTTTTCTGCAAATACAAATTTTCCTGAGGCCGCTAGACAGTTATTTGCTACAGCCGCTGTCATAGGTGACTTTGATAACGATGGATATGGTGATGTAGCCCTAGGATGGTTTAACCCTGAAGAAGTCAAGCAGTTCGGTTTTTCAACACAAACGGAACACAGTGCTGGAGCCATACTTTGGAATGACGGAAATGGGGGTTGGGACACACGTGATTGGACAGAGTTACCAGACGGTTTCTATGGTCTAAACGGCAATGTTAACGATATGCAGACTATAGATTTCAATGACGATGGGTTGTTGGACATTGTATTAGCTTCAACGAAAAGACAGCCATATTATGACGGTCGATCGGTACAGTTTTTTATGAACAACGGCGATCAGACTTTTAGCGACGTCACTGAATCCGTTAGCCCAAACAATGACAAGTATGTGGATGGTTTAACCAACGGGTATTGGAATGGCGACGGTTATTTGACAGTATTAGATTTTGATTCGGACGGCGATATGGACGTTGTCGACAGTTCACGGGGAACATATGTCTTGCTCAATAATAATGGGACGTTTGATTTGTTCGACGACTTCCCGAGATTCAGTGAAGATAGTGCGTTGTACCCAGTTAACATCAATAACACAGGCACTTATGACTTTGTGGGATACGTTGAAGAAGTGAATCAACCTGCAGAAACGTCAGCACTAACATATTTCCAAGTTGTTGATTTCTAAGCTATCCAGTCGCTAGACTTAT